GTGAGTATAATAAGCGTAATGATGGTGACTGGTTCATGTGCAACGGTACCCCGACTTACATTACAGGGTCACACTATATGTACCTTAACTGGACAAAAATTGACGTTGGATCCCCAGACTTTCGGCAAGCAAATAGAATCTTCTATTATTTCTGGGAAGCGTGCAAGGCTGATCCACGAAGTTATGGCATGTGCTACCTCAAAAACAGACGGTCTGGTTTTTCCTTCATGGGAAGTTCAGAGACTGTGGATCAAGCTACAGTCACCAGAGATGCAAGATTTGGAATTTTATCAAAGTCTGGAAGCGACGCTAAGAAGATGTTCACAGATAAGGTCGTACCAATCTCAACGAACTATCCGTTCTTCTTCAAACCGATCCAAGACGGAATGGAAAGACCAAAGACAGAGCTTTCCTACAAGACTCCGTCAAGAAGACTTACAAGAAGTACAGTTAATGAAGCGTCCGGTGACGAACAAAAGGGTCTTGACACGACGATTGACTGGAAAAATACCGGAGACAACTCTTATGATGGAGAAAAATTAAGACTACTAGTACACGATGAATCTGGTAAATGGGAGAAGCCTGACAATATTCTTAATAACTGGCGAGTAACAAAAACTTGTTTAAGACTAGGTGCTAAGATAGTTGGTAAGTGTATGATGGGGTCTACCTCTAATGCTTTAGACAAAGGAGGTGATAATTTTAAAAAATTATATTATGACTCAAAAGTTACGAAGCGAAATCGCAATGGGCAGACTGCTAGTGGATTATATTCTTTGTTCATACCAATGGAATGGAATTACGAAGGATTCATTGATAAATATGGATTTCCTGTATTTGATACTCCAGAAAAACCAATTGAAGGAATCGACGGAGAACTTATCTATATTGGAGTTATCGAGCATTGGGAGAATGAAGCAGATGGGCTTAAAGGAAATAATGACGCGTTAAATGAATTTTATCGGCAGTTTCCTAGATATGAGAAGCATGCTTTCAGAGATGAGATAGCAAGATCTTTATTTAATTTGAATAAGATATACGAACAGGTAGATTTTAATGAAGAGATGACAATGAACGGATACGTTACCCGCGGGTCGTTTAATTGGAAAAACGGAATTAAAGACTCTACGGTAGAGTTTCATCCAAATAAAACAGGAAGATTTAAGTTATCTTGGATACCTCCTGTTGAATTACAAAATAATATAATTGTTCAAAACGGTATAAAGTATCCTGGCAATAAAGACTTAGGTGCTTTTGGTTGTGATAGCTACGATATTAGCGGAACAGTTGATGGAGGTGGTTCAAACGGAGCATTACACGGGTTAACAACCTTTAGTATGCTGGCGGATGTTCCATCAAGTCAATTCTTTTTAGAATATGTTGCTAGGCCACAAACCGCTGAGATATTTTTTGAAGATGTGCTTATGGCAATGATATTCTACGGAATGCCAATATTAGCGGAAAACAATAAACCTAGGTTATTATATCATATTAAAAGAAGAGGTTATAGAGGTTATTCAATGAACAGACCCGATAAAGCCAGAAACAAATTGTCTGTAACAGAAAAAGAGCTAGGTGGCATACCGAACTCCTCGGAAGATATAAGACAAGCTCATGCTGCAGCAATTGAAAGTTACATAGAAGATCACGTTGGGTTAAAAGATAACGGAGAATGTGGTAAAATGTATTTTCAAAGAACGCTTGAAGACTGGGCTAAATTTGATATAAATAAAAGAACAAAATTTGACGCATCAATAAGCTCAGGCTTAGCTATAATGGCTTGCCAAAGACATTTATATGCGTCTAAGACTGCACGTGAAATTAAAAAAATAGATTTTGGGTTTTCAAAATATAACAACGCAGGATCAAATAGCAAAATAATACAATAGAAAATGGCAGAAGCTACAGGACAAATTACCCAATTTCCCAGCCAATCGGTTGACGATGCTACAAAGGGTAGCAAAGCATACGGTATGGAAGTGGCACGAGGTATCCAAAACGAATGGTTTAGAAAAAACTCTGGATCAGGTAGGTTCACTCAGAATCAACGTGAATTTCACAAATTAAGATTATATGCTAGGGGGGAGCAATCTGTCCAAAAATATAAAGATGAATTTTCAATTAATGGAGATTTGTCATATCTTAATTTAGATTGGAAACCAGTACCAATTATCCCTAAGTTTGTGGATATTGTAGTGAATGGAATGCAAGATCGTTTGTTTGAAATAAAAGCTTATGCTCAAGATCCGGAATCTTTGGAAAAAAGAACAGCTTTTGTTGAAAACCTTTTATTTGAAATGCAAAGCGACGCATTTTTAGACGGGATAGAAGAAAATTTAGGCGTTAATGTTCGTAGCATAGACAAAGGCAATTTACCTTCTAACGAGGAAGAACTAGAGCTTTATATGCAGATTGGATATAAACAATCTATTGAAATAGCTCACGAACAAGCCATTAATAATGTTTTATTAAAAAATAACCACAAGGAGCTAAAAAAGAGGCTAGACTATGACCAGGTTGTTTTAGGTATTTCTGCGGCTAAACATACTTTTAATAATACAGATGGGGTAAAATTAGATTATGTTGACCCAGCTAATTTAATTTATTCACATACGGAAGATCCTAATTTTCAAGACGTTTATTATTTTGGTGAAATTAAGCAAATTAAAAGTAATGAACTTAAAAAACAATTTCCAGGGTTGTCTGATGAAGAGTTTGCTGATGCTGTAAAAAAGTCAAGTAATTATAATAACTACGATTATACTAATAATGATTACAATGATTCTTATGACTCTAATTCATTAACTGTATTATATTTTAATTGGAAAACTTGGGAAAAAAGTGTTTATAAAATAAAAGAAACGTCAACAGGTGCTAATAAGGCTATTAAAAAAGACGATACTTTTAATCCACCTAAAGATCAAAGATCAAGATTCGAAAGAGTAGCACAATCAAGAGAGGTTATATATGAAGGTGTAATGGTTTTAGGCGCAAATAAACTACTTAAGTGGGAAAAAGCGTCTAATATGGTTAGACCAGATTCTAATGCTAACCAAGTTATGATGAACTATGTTGTTAGCGCTCCCCGAATGTATAAAGGTAAGATTGAAAGTTTAGTTAGCCGAATGGTTACATATGCTGATCTTATACAGCTTACGCATTTAAAATTACAACAAACAATACAAAGAATGACACCTTCCGGTGTTTATTTAGATGCTGATGGGTTAGCTGAAATTGATTTGGGTAATGGAACCAATTATAATCCACAAGAAGCGCTTAACATGTACTTCCAAACAGGTTCTGTTATAGGTAGATCTATGACGGTTGATGGTGAAATGAACCCAGGCAAGGTCCCAATACAAGAATTGCCCGGTGGAGGTGGACAACAAACACAGCTTTTAATACAAGCGTATAATTATTATTTACAAATGATACGCGATGTTACTGGACTAAATGAAGCTAGAGATGGTAGTGACCCAGATCCTTACGCTTTAGTGGGTGTTCAGAAGCTTGCAGCTGCAAATTCAAATACGGCTACTAGACACATATTGCATAGTTCTTTATATCTGTCTACAAAATTAGCGGAAGCAATTTCAATAAGAATTAAAGATATTCTGGAATTTCATCCGCAAAGAGAAGCATTAATAATGGGGATTGGGCGCTTTTCAGTTGGGGCTTTGGCAGAGTTAGAGAATTTATATTTGCATGATTTTGGTATATTTTTAGAGCTTGATCCTGATGAAGATGAAAAACAGCTTGTTGAAAATAATATACAAGTTGCTTTATCAAGAGATCAAATTCATCTTGAGGATGTGATTGACATTAGACAAGTTAAAAACATAAAATTAGCTAATCAATTATTAAAATACAGAAGGGCAAGAAAAGAAGCGGCAGATCAATTAAAAGCAGAAAGAAATATTGCTGCTCAATCTGAGGCTAACGGCAGGGCTGCTCAAGCAGCTGAGTTGGCTAAAGCACAAGCTGAAAGCATAAAAGCTGAATCTAAAGGCAAACTAGCTTCATTACAAAATCAACTAGATGTTAAAAAATTGCAAATGGAAGCAATTACCAAAAAAGAATTAATGCAGTTTGAATTTGATTTAAACATGAAGTTAAAAGAAATGGAGCTTGATGCTAAAAAAGAAATAGCTGGAAGCAAAATTACAGATTCTGATATATCTGGTCCTCCGTCAATACCAAAACCTCAAAAGTCTTTTGAGTCTAAGGGTAATGATGTATTAGGCGGATTTGATTTAAGCAGCTTTGAGCCTAGG